GTAGCCGCCCGTGCTAAAAAAACACCCTCATTAAGCGCGCCTTTACGCAGGTTACACGACTTACAGAGAACCCGTAAATTATCTAACGAGTGATCGCCCCCAGACTTGCGACTAATTATGTGATCGATGTGCATCTCGCCCTCATCTGTGCCACACAACTGGCACATGCGACCATCACGCTTGAACACGCGTTCACGTTGTTCGCGGTAGCGTCTGCTGTTCAACTTATCTAATGCCAATTCTTAGCCTTCCAATGATCATAAGCATTGCATGGATTAGAGTATCGATGCTCAATGTATGAGAGTCCCCATCGTACCTGAGTATAACCATCTTGATCCTTTAGCCACTCGCTCTTACCCTGTGGTATTCCATAGTGTGATCCATTACGAGCTTTAGGATTCCATGCTGATTCTTTACCATAGAGTATTGCTAAGCATTTATATTGCTTATAGTCATAATGTAATAGATGTAATGCATATTCTTTGTAGCTTACATATTGCATTGGTTTAGATCCACCTGCATCAGGCATGATGCATAGAGCTATCCCAATAGCTACTAGCACCCCGCGAGCTACGCCCCTAAGGGGCTCGCGGTGAGCCTTTGAGAGGCTCTGCGCCGTTAGCGTACCATCGATGTCAAATCCATTTGTAAAAGTCCTGCTCAGAGCGGTGTTTCGTTTCATAGATCCTCCTAATCACCGGCTGTGGATAACTTCTGTGGATAACTATTTATCCGTACTGTAGAAGCCTTTACCCTTAAAGTGTGTAGCTGCTGCCCCAATTACTTTAACCATAGGCTCATTACAGTAGTTACATAGCACTACTGGTCGATTGTGCCATCCATGATTGATCTCTTGATTGAGATTGCATCTGGTGCATTTGTAATCGTAGGCTGGCAAGTTAAGCACTTCCTTATCATGTATGACCCACATCCAGAGCATCGGTCTATGTCTGCCTCTGTAGGTTCTTTGTCTAGGTGACCATATCTTAATATGAGTAGTGGCAAGAGATCCTCTAGTCTAATGATCGCGGCATACTCACGCGCATCTTCACCCTGTCCATTGAGTCTGATAACCCCAAAGCCTAATTCCCCCGAAATGGCTGTACGGCTTTTCAGCTGTGCTAAATATGCTTTTGGTTGAAATCCAGCGCGGGCTTTAACTTCAACATCGAACGGCACATTAACAATATCCTTGCCACTACCCCTTCCCACACATGCGCCCTGCCATACAGTCGATAGGTACTGTGCAACAACACGCTCCGTGCGGAAACCTCTGTGCTTCCTTGCTTGACTAGCCATTGACTGCTTTGCATTTACGGCACTGCCAAGTACCTGCTACTACTTCACCATCCAAAATACGAGCTGTAACGATGATGTCATGTGCCTCTGTTGGCTCATTGCATAGCTGACAATTAACTGTAGTGATAAATGGAATGTCATCTAGATCAGTCCATTCGCCATCTTTGTCTATGTTATAAACCTCGATGTAGCCCATCAGACTCTCGCTTTCTGTGGTTGCCATTTACCATCTGATCCAAGCTGATACCAGACAGGTGGACAGTCAGACTTAACGCCACCTGCATTCATTTGATTACATTGATACCCACCCCAAGCACGCCCATTCTTCTCACCTTCACGCCATCGCATATGTCCATGCTTGCATTGTGGTGCTTCCTGTGCTTCTGGCGTGCCTAGAATGTCTTGCACTAAATCTAATGCTTTGTCTAATGTGACAGGTGCATCGACTACACCCTTATACTGCCCGACAGGTGTAGTCCAATAATCTTGATCGTCTGCCTTGACTTCTTGAACAGGTGGCTTAACTGGTTTAGCAGCTACAACCTTGCTCATTTCCTCTCGGCTTGGTCTCTTTCCTTTAGGCGCATAACCTGCATTTGCAAGTGCCCTGCCGATCGCTGAAGTCTCGCAATTCTCCAATGCTGAAGTCTGATTAACCCCTCGGCTAGTAACTGTTTCCTCAGCGTACCCTGTTGCCCATGCAACGCTATCTTCAGCATTTTTAAATAGATACGCCTTAACAATGTATCGAGTAGCCTCGACAACTTCCAACTCAGTTGATATGCGGAACGCTGGATAGTCCTTAATAAACTTTTCAAGTCTCACCTCTACTGGCTCGTAATCGGCTAAATTAAACATATAGTTCGTTTTCCTCTGTGGCTAGCTGCCCTGCGAGTGCGCCATAAGAGCAGAGATCGACCCAGTTGTCGATGTGTTGGGCTGATTGATTAGTCCTTGCAAGTTTAACCAAGACCATGATCCCTGCCACCTGATAGTCGTGTATCGGTGTTTGTAGGTATGCTGAGAGCAGCATTGCTGTGTGTTGCAGGTTATCCGCAGGGTGACCATATGAGAGCCCACGATCACGGATCGTGTCGGTGGCTGTGAGTAAGATTTCATTAGCGCGCATCTGTTGTCACTCGCTGAAATGACTTAGCAACGATTAGACCCTCGCGCTTTCCTTCGTTAAAGCCCTTAGCCCAGCCGACCAAGTACCATAATGCATTAGCTGCTAGAAGCAGCACAATCATTGGCATCTCAAAGCTCATTAGTTGCGCTCCTTACATGAAGTGCATTCCCATTGAACTTGACCATCTTTGCTAAGTCCTCGAACTACGCGCCATGAGTGACTGTGGATCTTTTCGATTGTTGCCATTTTTTTGCCCTATCTGTACCAACGCCCTCGGTTGGTTACAGACCTAGAGTCTCACGCTCATCTGACATGGTCAAGCATATTTAGGTAACGACTTGATAACGATTTATCGGGCTCGTCCGTAGCTCTTTCCAGAGACAATAAATGTCCCGTCCTTCTCGATGTTAATTAAATCGACCTGCACCTTATTGCCATGCATATACATTATGGCGAATGCCTGTTGCCAGTTAGCCACACCTTTAGTGTATGCAGCTTGCTTAAAGTCCATAAGATTGCCTACCTCGACACCATGTAGGACACGACCTATACGCCCCCCAGAAGCCTCGGAGAAGGCTGAACGCCCTGCTCTGTGGGTATGACCTGAGATGACATTCTTTCCATGCCTACGAGCCGCTTCAAGGGCTGATAAGCCCCCCTGTTGCTTGATGGGTGTGTGGTCTCCATGGACTGCAATCCAGTTAGGTGCAATAAGCATAGGGTTCTTATGAAAGGTTATACCTAGTTCATCAAAGCGCATAAACTTCTCAAAGCGCAGCTCTGGCAATGCCCCAAATGCTGGCACTTTAGCCATGATGATGTTATACAGGCGATCTGTGTGATTGCTACGGATGCAATCTGTTACGCCTAACTCCCAGAGCAAGTCCACAGCTTGATTGCGGTCATCATCGAGCGTTTGAGCGTATGAGCCCATGCGCCCTTCTTCCCACTTGCTTATCTGGGGTAGGTCAATCTCATCGCCAATCGTGACTACTTGGTCAGGCTTAAACTTCTTAATGAAACTAGCAAGATTACGAGTGGCAACCTTATCTTCATATGGTACTTGAAGATCTGACACGACTACGATTCGCTTAATCGTCATCCTCATCTATGTAATCGCCTAACTTCTCTGGCGGTATCCCATCGGGCAAGATCCAATGCGGATATGCCTGTGGCTCTGTAATCATGAACATGGCGATGTCCTCTGGAAACCCTGCTCTTTTAAGCGAGCAGAAGTATTCATAAAGCCCAATGCAGTAAGCATCAAGCTTTGAGTAACCCTGTTCCTCTAGAGCCTTAGTTGCTTTTCTTGCCATGGCACTATGTTACCTGTCGAGAAGTATGTTGTAGATCTCATCGACTCGCGTGTTGAGTCTTTTGATCTCAGACAACAGGTGGGTAATTACATAGCCAGACAAGCCACCAAGAATTGCGATGGTGGCAAGGTAAAGCGTGAAGAAGTCTGACTGTGTCACTTCTTAATGCCCATAGAAGGATCATTAGGTGAAAGGTAGCGCAGTACAGGTGGAAGGATTGATGCGATACCTGCTGCAATGAGTGCCTGTGGATCTGTGACCCCTGCTGCATACATCGAAATTGCTGCTACTAAGAAGGCTCTTGCCCAAGATCCTGCTGCTGTCTTTAGTTCATTCATTCTTTTGCTCCTAACATAGGTACTTGAAAAAAAGCCCCAGCATCGTCAGCTTCTTTCTTAAAGCTGAAGTGCGCGTGTTTGATGTGTTTGTTAGATCCTGTGTACTTGCGCCACTTCCAGTTAAGGATGCTGGAGCAGATACGCCCATCAAATATGATGTAACTGATTCGCTTCTCTGACTTAGACTTGCAAGCGAGACGAACCTGATCGACAATGTCTGGCATAAGATCTGGCTTTCCGCCTTTGTGTAAGTCGCGGTCGATGTCAATGGCACGAACCCACCCTTGCTCATCTGGATTATGATCAGACTTGCGAGCAGAGTGTCGGGTATCACCGATCCACCCATCCGAAAGCCGATCTCTATCTGGGAAGGTGTCATCGAACTGTTCGCG